TTAGAAGGTAATAAAGACTCTAGGTATTTATATGCTTCTGAAGATACTTGGAAAAGTGATATATTAGCTAAACATAAATTAACATAATTTAACATATATGAGTTTTGGATCAAGAGCAGCTATTAAATTCCTAGCTAGTCAAAATGGAATTACTGAAGAGGATAAGGCTTTGATAGCTGAGAAATTTGAAGCTGATAAGATATGTAGTGCCAATGGTACTTACTGCTTAAAAGGTTGTAAGTTTTCAGAAGGTGAAGATTGCCTCAGACTAATTAATAAAAAGAAAGCATTAAATGGAAAAAATATATGATATTCCTATAAAGTCTAAGATAGATATGTACCAGGCTTGGATATTATCTATCAATTGGACTTTATATAAGAATCAACTAACTACCTCAGAGATAGGTATATTATCCTATTTGTTATATTATAATGAGAAGTATAAGGCTATTAAAGAGGATGAGATTAGATATGAGCTTTTATTCTCTACTTCAGTTAAAAAGAAGATTAGAGAAGAGTTTAGTATTGACTCTCAGAAGTTTGAGACTTATTTAAATAAGCTTAGGAAGAAAGGTATTATTACTGCTAATAATGGTATTAATCCTAGATTTATAGTTTATATAGATGATAAGCTTACTGTAGGATTTAACTTTGTACTACAAAATACTACTCCCAAACCACAACCAGAGCCTGTGCTCCCTCCTCAAGTTGAAGATCAATTGGAAGAATTTGAGGAACCTGCTGAAGACTATGAAGAAAAGGTTATTCAACCTGATTATTCTGAGGAAGTTCTTTCCGATACTTCAGCAGGAGCTGGTGCTGGTTCTGTCTGGGATAGGTATATGGGTGATGATAGGTTAAATGAAGTTAAAAAATCAGGTTGGAGTTTATAATGGATACTAAGTTATATAGGATAATAAGTAAGCGTAGTAAGGAAACTGGGATAGATGTTAATAAGGGTGAAGAGATATGGAAAGCTTTAGGATTCTTTGTTAAGGAAGTAATTAAGAGTGCTGATTTAGAGGATACAGAATCTTTTAAATCAGTGTTTATTAAGGACTTAGGTACAGTATATCCAAATAGAAAGTATATTGAGAGATTTAAAAAGGAAAAAGAGAATAAGGATGAAGATATTTAGTTTAAGAGATTTTAACATTATTGTAGAACCAGAGGTTTTATTGGTTCCAGAGTTTAAGACTCTTTGGGATAGAGATAAAAGTAAGTCTAAGAATAAGGTATATGATGAATTAAAGTATATTTACTTTGTTTATGACTCTGCTAGTCCTTATTCTAATATGCCTAAAGAAGCTAGAGAGACTACAGTTAAGCTTGATGTAATGAAGGATAAGAAGTATAAGCCTGATGAGCAAGTAAACTTAGCTATTAAAAAGTTTTTAGATTTATCAGAAACATCATCTCAAAGATTGTTAATAAGTGTTAAAAATAAGATAGATGAGATAGCTATTTCTTTAGATGAAACACCTTATACAGATGATAATAGTGCTGAACAAATAAAGGCAATTGACTCTACAGGTAAACTTATAGAAAGATTACAGTATTTAGAAGAGGTTGTTAATAAGGAGAAGGTTAAGGGAGAGCATAGAAGAGGTAATAGAGGAACAAGACTGTTTGAGAACAGAGATAGTATGTCAAATTTTACAAATGATTAACAAACACCCAAAATATTTTACTGAGGTAAGAGAAGACTTTAAGAAATATGGCACTTATTGTAGGCATATTGAAGGGTCTTATAATTATATAGAGTTCTGGAAAGAAGAGACTAAGAAGTGTATGAATGGTTTTACCTATGGAGGTATGCACATTCCTGGCCCTTATTATTATTTCTTAAATTATACAGAAGTTGAAGGAGTAGATGAAGCTACTCAAAGGAGGATAAGAAGTTTTCCTGATTTTAAAGATGTACAGTTAGAATACTTTAGACATTTAGAAAGAGCTAGAAAATTACAGAAAGGTTTTATATTTGTAAAGCCACGAAGGATTGGAGCTTCATTTATGTCAGGAGCTACTGTATCTCATGAGTATAGTTTTTATCAAGATTCTAAGAGTTTTATTGGAGCATTCCAAAAGGATCTTGCTGAGTATACAATGAGGATGGCTCTTAATAATCTAAACTTTTTAGATTTACATACTCCTTGGGGTAAAGAGAGAAATCCAAATAAAGCTGATCATGTTATTGCAAGATATAAAAGAACTACGGATAATAAGGTAGAAGTTTGGGATGGATTTATGTCAGAGATAGCCTCTTTAACATTTAAGGATAACCCCTTTGCTTCTGTAGGTAAATCTGCTAATATATTTATTTTTGAAGAGGCAGGTAAGTTTGATAACATTATTTCTTCTTATAATATCTCTGAACCTACATGGAAAGCTGGGGAAGACTTAATTGGTATACCTATTATACAGGGAACTGGAGGAGATATGGAAGGTGGTACTGAAGGATTTGCTGAGATGTATTATAATCCAGATAAGTATAACCTTTTAGCCTTTGAAAATATTTGGGATATTGAGACTTCTAATAAGATTTGTGGTTGGTTTATTCCTGGAACTAAAGGTAGAGATGGTACTTATAAAGATCCTTATGGAGAACATCCAGAATGGAAAGGTAAGAAAATGATTGATGAGTTTGGTAATTCTATAGAGGATATTGCCAAACAGTCTATCTTAGATTTAAGAACAAGGGTGAATCAGGGTATTGACCCTAAAGCTAAGATTGATGCTATTACTCAGTTTCCATTAGTACCACAAGAGGCTTTCTTACAATCCCATGTTAATAGGTTTCCTACTTTGGAACTAAGAAAAGTAATGGAGGCCTTAACTGACAATGAGTTAGATAAGCATCATATAGGAGAATTGTCATTTGAAGGAGGAGTATTAAAATGGGTAGATATACAAGGAGTTGCTCCTTATAGGGAGTATCCAGTTAAGAAACCTGAGCCTGGATTTATTGAAATATATGAACCACCTAGACCTGAAGATAATGGTATATTTACAATCAATAGATATATTGCAGGTATTGACCCATATAGATATGATAATGCAACTACAGATTCAGTAGGATGTATACTTGTATATGATAGACTAACCCAAAGAATAGTAGCAGAGTATACTGGAAGGCCAGATAAAACTGATACTTTCTATGAGATTTGTAGGAAGCTATTACTTTACTATCAAGCTACAGCTATGTATGAAAGTAATATTACAGGTTTATATCATCATTTTGAGAAGAAAAAAGCTTTACATTTACTAGCTGATACACCTTTTAGTTTAAGAGATAGAAATACTTGGAAGACAAATACTAATACTTCTAAGGGTATTATTGCTACTAAACCTGTAATTGACAAAGGATTAGAGTTTATTGAGAACTGGTTATTAGAACATATTTCTGAAGAATCAGAAGTATTTAACTATGAGAGAATAAGATCAATTGGCTTCCTAAAAGAATTAATTGCATGGAATCCTGACCCAAGAAGTAACTTTGATAGGATTTCTGCGTTTCAAATGGTTATGTGGTATGATAGAACTTTAACAGATTTTAAGGATTATGATGCTGTAATGAAGACTAGAAATAATAAATATGGAAATTATTTCAATAAATTCAAACAAAATCAAGATCATACTCGTAATCTATGGGATAAACATTTTGCACCAGACACTACACAAATATAAATATAAATGATAGAAACAAGATTATTTGCTCCACCTGATCAATTTGTTGGAGATTCAGAAAAGAAAAAAGAGCAATGGCAAAAAGATAATGTTAACTTTTTTGAAAGTCTTATTCTATTTGAGAATAGACAGTTAAAAACTTCTTATTATAATAAGGTTACTAACTATAACCTTAAAAGGGGTATTCTAAATATGGCTGATGTGGAAAAAATTGTAGATCCACTACAGTTAGGAATGGGAACTTTTCCAGGAAAGCTAGACCATAAAGGAGTAGGTAATGCTAAGATTGATCTTTTAGTTGGAGAACATATTAAGCGTAAGTTTGACTTTAGAGCCATGAGATCTAGTTCAGATCAACAGGGTATAAAAGAAGTTGAACAGGCTAAAACTGAAAAGATTAGAGATGAGTTAATAGCCATGATTCAAGAAGAAGGACTTGATGAGGCTAAGGCTCAAGAAAAGATCAAGTCTCTAAATGAGTTTGTAAGATCCCCATACTTTGATATAGCTGAAAGAGGCTCTAATAAAATATTAAAATACACTTATAAAAAGCATAATATCAAGGAGATATTTGATGCTTGTTTTGAAGATGCTTTAATATGTGGAGAACAATATATATTTACAGAGTTTATTGGAGGAGAGTTAGTTATTAGAAGAGGAGACCCACTTAGGATATTCTCCTTAATGAATGCTTACTCTAATACAGAAGATGGATTAGAAGCTTTAGTAGAAATATCTTATCATACCCTATCTTCATTGATAGATATGTTTCATGATAAACTTACTAAACAGCAACTTCAGTCTCTAAGAGAAATGAGAGGAGTAGCTGGATCTTATCCTTATTTTACTTATCCACAAATAGGACATATAGGAGAGTTAGCTATACCAACAGATTCTATTACAGCTAAGACTCAAGAGTTAGTACCATTAAATGATGTAGAGATGTCTCTATTCTCTTCTTACTTTGATTCAAGAGGTAACATCAGACTTATGACTACTTTCTGGAGAGGTAAGCGTAAAGTAAAAATACTTAAGTACTTAGATGAATATGGTGTAGAACAAGAGAAACCTGTTCATGAAAAATATAAAGCTAATGAAGAATTAGGTGAGGAAATTATTAGAGAAGAGTGGATCAATGAATGGTGGAAAGGTTATAAGATTGGTTCAGAGATTATTATAGCTGTAGAACCTGTACCTTTCTTATCAGTATCTATTGATAATATTTCTAAGCAAAGCTGTCCAGTTAGTATGCAATACTATAATACTGGTAGCTCTAAGGTTCAGTCTTTAATGGATATTGTTAAACCTTATGATTATTTATATGATATATTTGATTATAAGAGACAGATATTAATTAACTTAATGTTGCCAGATATAGTATCATTTAATACTACCATGATACCTGACAACATGACATTACATGAGTATTTAAACTATATAATGTCTACAGCATTCATGCCTCAAGATCCTACAGCAGAGATATTAACTCCTAAAGGAACTCAAGCTGCTGGTGTATTTAATACTGTAACTTCACAAAGATTACAGTCTACTCAACAGGGGCCAATAGCAGTACTTACTCAAGTAATGGAGAATGTCAAAATGACTATGGATACTGTATCAGGTATTACTCCACAAAGACAAGGAGCTATTACCTCTGAAGATTTAGTAGGTACTACACAAAGATCTATTACACAATCTTCTCATAGTACAGAGAGATGGTTTGCTAAGAATGAGTATTTTAAAGAAAGAGTACTTAAGAAAGTACTTGATATTCAACTTAATATATTAAGAAAAAATCCTAGATTACTCAATTACTTACTTGATGATTTTACTAAAGCAGTAATTACAAGTGCTGAGATGGAAGCAATCATGCTTTCAGACTTTGATGTAATGGTATCTAGAAGTACAGATGATGCTAGACTTCTTGAGATAGTAGAGCAAATGTTCCAGGCTGCTATGCAGAATGGTTCAGCTAGAATCTCAGACTTAATTGATGTTTATAAGAATGAATCTATAGGTGATGCTTTAAGAATCTTAAGAGTTAGAGAAGATGAAAGAGCAGCACAACAACAGCAAGTTCAACAACAGCAATTACAACAGCAACAACAAGCAGCTCAAATGAATGCTGAGTTAGAAGCTAAGAAGATTGAATTGGAAAATAGAAGACTTGATATAGATGTTTATAAGATAGATACTGATTATAAACGTGGTATAGATGTAGCTACAATCAATGCTTTAGGATTTGCTGAAGAGAAAGATGTAGATCAGAACAATGTTCCTGATGTGCTTGAAACTCAAAAGCTATTCCAAAAGGATAGAGAGATTGAAGCTAAGAGAGCTGATAAGCAGCTTGAATTAAATACTAAAGCTAGATTAGAGGAAAGAAAACTCTCTACACAAGAAAGACTTAAGAAAGAAGAACTTGCTGTAGCCAGAGAGAATATGAAAAATGATAAAGAAATAGCACAAATTAATGCTAGAAATAGGTCTAAAGCTAAAAAATAATTATGATACCAAAAAGTTTCCAAATATTAGGACATACTGTAAAAGTAGAGCATAAAGAATATGTAGATTTTGGTGCTAATGAAGGTAGTAGTGAGCATTTAAAACTAAAAATAGAGGTAGCTAAAAAAGATACTAAGGGAGATATACCTTTAACAGTTCAAGAGCATACATACTTTCATGAATTAACTCATATGATCCTAGATAATATGGGAGAAGGAGAGTTATCTTCTAATGAAAAATTTGTAGATACCTTTAGTGCACTACTACATCAAGCAATAAAAACTTCAAAATATTAATATGAGTATAGAAAAAGAATTAATGGAATACAAAGCTTTAACACCTGAAAAGTGTTTTGGTTCTTTATTACAATTGAGAGATTTAGCACATCTGAATCACTTATATCCAAGTAATCCTGGATCTACAGGATCAGGATGGCAACATTCAGCTTTAGGAGGATTCTATGGAGATCTATTAGACCTAGTAGATGGTTTAGTAGAAAGCTATCAGGGTAAGTATGGATTAAAAGATATTGAGATTCCTGCTTCAAAAAGACAGGATGCTTACTCCTTAATTGCATCAAAAGCTAAGGAGTTGGAAGCTAATAAAGATAAGATTTTTAAAGACTCTTGGGTGTTAAATCAAGTTGATGAAATACTTGCTTTAATGTATAGTACTTTATATAAGCTTAAAAACTTAAAATAGACTGTTTCCATATATGCTATATACTCGCTACCTATATACAAAAAATATATAGATTATATTGAAACTTTATATAAATTTGTCGTATTAACTTAATAATAAACAATATGGATTTAGATTTTTTAGAAAATCTTTCTCTCCATGAGAAAAATGTAGCTCCACTATTATCTATTTCAGAAATGGAAGATATGGAATCTAGATTAGAAAAGGATGAGGAAGAAGAAGGTAAAGAAGGAAAAGAAACTCCTAGTTATAAAGATAACTCAGGATTAGTTCCTTTTACAAATGAAGACAATGAGGATTTAGATAACAACGAAGGTGATGAGCCTTCTAAAAAAGAGGAAAATAAAACTAAACCTACTCCTGGTCAAATCAAGAAATATGCCGCTATTATCAAGGCACTTGAAGAAAAAACTGGAGAAAAATTTGAAGATTTTAATGAGGAGGATTTTGAAGATACTCCAGAGTCGTTCTTAGGCTTATTAGAAAATTGGAACTTTAAGAAAGCATCTAGTATGCTTGAAGATCACATCAAAGAAAATCTTTCTCCACTACAACAAAAGTTTGTTGAACTAGTGGATCAAGGGGTATCTGAAAGTGCTGCTGCTGATATTGTAAAGAATATCAAAGCTATTTCAGATGTAACTCCAGAAAGACTTGATGAGTCTGAAGATTTAGCTAAAGGTGTTTATACCCAGTTTTTAAGATTAACTACTGCATTCTCAGATTCTAAAATCAAGAAAGAAGTAGATAGGCTTGAGGAACTAGGTACTATTATTGAAGAAGCTAAAGATGTTCTTCCTGATGTAACTACTATGATTAAAGCCAGAGAAATGCAAGAAGTAGAAGCTATTAAACAGAGAGAAGAACAAAGTAAAAAACTATCTGAAAGACAGATGGCTGAACTTCAAGAATATATTAATAACACTGAAGAAGTAGGTGGAATTAAGTTAAATAAAAAACTTAAGGATAACTGGATGAAAGAATACCAGTTAGTTCCTACAGAACAAGGTAATAAAGTAAATCCTGTATTCCAAAACAGAGCTAATAATCCTCAAGAGTTTGATGCTCTTTTTAGATTATATAATGCAATGGGCTTATTTAAATGGGATGCAAGATCTAAAAAATACTCTCCTGATTTTTCAGCAATTAAATCTCTAGGCAAAAAAGATGCTATTAGTGATTTAGAAAGAGCTGTAACTTATGAGAAAAATAAGAATCTTAATAATTCAGGTTTTGGGCCTGAATCTAATGATGTACCAGAAAAAGATGAAATGATTAAAAGGCTTAAAGAAATCAAAGACTTTGAATCAAAAAGAAAAAGCAATACAATAGATTTCAATATATAAAAACCAAATTAAAAAATAAAGCAAAATGACAGAATTATTTCCCCTGTTGGCCCGATATGGAGCCAAGACATTTAATGGGCCTTTGAAAGTTCCTCACTTAGGAGAACTAGGAATGATTGAGCCACAATTGGCTAATGATATGTATATCAGATTATTCCAAACTTTACCTTCAGATGATTATGTAACTTTCATGAATGAGTTCCCTACAATTACTCTAGATCATGAGAATGCTTTCTACCACTGGCGAATAGCTGGTAACAACAACAAAACTGTTGCTTTAGTAGATTGGTCAGATACTTTAGGTTCTCAACCAGCTTCTGTTGGTCTTAATGGAGCTAACTGGTATATGTACTTTGCAGAGCAATTCTTTGATGTAAATGATGTTATCGTAGGACATAATCCTGATGATTACTATGTAAGAGTTGTAGCTGTAGAAAGAGAGTCTACTAATCGTTATAAGTACACTGTACAGTTGATTAGTGATGATCCTTCAAACAGATCTATTCCTGCTACTGAATTAACAGTTGGTAATCGTTGGTCTAAAGAAACTAACTTCCAATCTGGAGAAAGATCTTACACTGGTACTGGTGCACACTTTACTACATTTGTAGAAATGAAAGCTCGTGCAGCTCTACAAAGAATGAAATATGTTGTTGATGGTAACATGATTTCTGCTGGTAAGAATGTACCATTGGTATTTGGTTTACCTGATCCAAAAGATCCTAAGAATCCAAAACCTTACACTGGAGCATTTATTAACTTCTATGATGCTGTAGCAATGTATCAATTTAAGAAACAACAAGCTCGTGCTTTCTTGTTCTCTCATAAGAATTACTCTGCTAATGAGCAATACTATAACTTTGATGATAAGAATGGTTGTACTATTGGAACTTTTGCTGGAATGTTCAAGCAAATTTCTAATACTAATATCCAGCCTTACTCTACATTGAATCTTGATAAGATTGTAGACTTAACCATTGAAATGGGTCTTGCTTACAAAATGCAGGATGAGTACTATGTAGAAATTGAGACTGGTGCTTATGGTAAAAAAGATATCAGTCAGTGGATTGAGTCTCGTTCTACCCAGTATACTCCTAACTTTGTTACTGATAGAGTAAAATCTAACAGTGATATGGGAAGTCAAGGTATGACTTACCAAGGAGTATTTACTCAATTTAAATCTTACAATGGTGTTAATATCCGTGTTAAACACAGACCATTCTTTGATGATGTTGAGAGATACAAAGAGAAGCATCCATCTGGATATGGATTAAATAGCTCTCGCCATATGATGATCAGAAACTTTATTGGAGACCCAGGTATCTATAAAGTACAAGTTAAAGGTTTTGAAAATGGTCACTTCAGGTATATCCCTGGTATGAGAGATCCATTTAGTGCAGGTGCTCAAGCTCCTTCAAGACCAGGAATGGCTGTTAATTCAGTTGATGCTTACGAAGTACATGGTATGGACTTTACTGGTTGTGTTGTTAAAGACCCAACTAAAATCCTTTGGATGCCATATAATTCATAAAAAACATAAGTTAAAGTTGGAGGTAAGGATTAATTTCCTTACCTTCGCTTAAACTTTAATTTTAACATATGTCAGAAAACAAAAAAACAACAGAACAGGAAATTAAAAAAGAGACTGTGGTAAAAACTCCAGTTGAAAAAAAGATTGAATTTAAAAATTTCCTTGAGAATAGACTAATTAAGATAGTACCTATCGAAACTAGAGATTTTTCAGGACAAACAGTTGAATCATTACCAGAAGGTTTTATTCACCCAAATGCAAGACGTTCCTTGGAATTACATAAAGATCCTAATGGTAGGTTCACACAAATCTTTAATACCTCTAACAGGTATCTTACTGCTGAATTTCCAGAAGAGCCTCTAACTGAGTTAGAATGGTTCTCTAGAATGATAGGCAAAGATTTAAATGTTCATAAAAAAGATGATAACTTTTGGGCAGGTCATATGGAGAAGGGAAATCCTACTCTAAATTATAAGCCTTATGAAGTTACCTTACCTAGAGAAGGTAGGACTTTAGATCTTAATAATCTTGATGATTACCTTGCTTACAAGGTTCTAACTACTAATACTCATAGATGGATTGCTCCTTCTTGGGAAAATAGATATGATAGACCTACTTATTGGTTTGCAATGGTAGATGAGAAAGTAGCTGTAGATAGAAAGACAGAGAAAATTAAGCTTAACCTTAAAGCTACTGAAGAGTTTAACAAAATTAAAGATCATAGAGAACTTCTTATGGAGTGCTTGATTATTAAAGATCCTAATAATGTTATTTCTTCAACTGCTTCTTCAGAATGGTTATTTAACCAAGTGTATGAAATGCTTGAGAATAACCCTAAACAATTCTTAACAATTGTTGAAGATCCTGATAGAGAAGAAAAGGTTATGGTTTTTAAAGCTGTTAGAGCTAATGCTATTAAGAAGTCTGGAGATAAATACTATACTTTAGGTGATGAACCTTTGGGTAAATTAGGTGAAGTAATTGGTATTTTAAGAAATCCAGCTAAAATTGATTTCCGTAAAAAAGTAGAATTTCAAATAGAGAATCATAATATTTAATGGGGCCAAATGCTAATTTAATGTGGGAAGATGTTCTAGTAAGATATGAAAAGCTTACTAGCAATGCTGCCCCTGGTATTCAAGATGTCCAAGCTAGTTCAATTATGACTAAAGCTCAATGGCACTTCTTACATACTAGGATATCCCCACTATTAAATAGCAAAAAGGAAGGACTGGAAGAGACAGAGGTTAGGATGCAGGGCTTATCAGCTTTAATTACTCCAACAACTATTTCTACCTTTACAACAGGTAGCTTACAGTATGGAGTATATGCAACACTGCCTCTTGATTTCATGTACACTCTTTTAGAGATTGCTACTATAGATCAAAATGATTGTGTTACTAATACACCAGCTCAGCTTAGTGTAAATGTTCTTTCCCATGATGAGTATATAAGAGGAATTATTAATCCTTTTAGAAAGCCTTATTTTGATGGTCACTTAGGATTAGTTTGGAGGCTTACCTATGCTAGAAACAATACTGCATATGGATCTCAAACTACTACTACTACAGCAGGTTATGAATATATTACTGGTCAAACAGGTAAGGTACACCAACTAATAACTGATGGTACTTTTAATATTACTGATTATCAGATAGTTTATCTTAGAATGCCTAGAAATATTATAGTAACTTATTATGGTGGTGGACTTATGCAGAATTGTGAGTTAGATGATAGTACCCATCCAGCTATTATAGATATAGCAGTGGACTTACTTAAGGAAGCTTTAACTCAACCTAATCAACAAATTATTCCTCAAATGCAACAAATTGAGTAATAATAAGTATAAGAAAAAAATCAAAATCAATAAATAAAATAAAATTATGAAACAAATTACTAAAACCGTTGTCTTAACAGCAGCCCAAGTAAATGCCCTAGATTCTACAGCAATTACTATTATTCCTGCTCCTGCTTCTACTAGCCTTATTGTTATAGAAGAGATTACTTTCGCTAAATTATCTGGTACTGCTGTAGGATCATGTTCTACTGCTCCTATTACAACTGTATACACAGGAGAAACTACTGCTATTGCAGGTTTTGCTTCTGCTGCTAATACTCAAACTTTCCTATCAACTGGTGCTACTGATGCTAACTATTTAGTAACCACTAAGAAACCTTCTGTAGATTTCGGAGGTGCTGGTGTAGCACAGGCTGATTGTGTAGGTAAAGGTATAGATATCACTGGTGCTGGTGCAACTATTGGCTCTTTTGATGGTACTCTTCAAGTAACTGCAACATTTAAAATTGTTAAAATCGGTTAATATCAATTAAATTACAAACTATAAAAAATAAAATTAAGATAAAATGAATGCACAACCACAAATTAATCAAAACTACAAACTGTTTGTAGGAGCTGATATCGCAAGAACAGCTAGTTTGGTTGGGACAGCAGCTAGTCCTTCAACATTAGCTTCAGGTGAAATTGTTATTACAGATCCAGGAAATATTATTTTGGATACTACTTCAGTTCTTACTGCACCAGCAATTAAAATTGTTATGGGTAGAGGAGCTACTGAGCAACTATGGCAATCACAATTGTTTACTGCTGCTGATCTAGCTGCTTATGTAGGTAAGCCTTATTCTGCAAAAGTACAACAAGTAGGATACTATGGTTACAATGCAGTAACTAATGCAGGTGCTTTTGATGTTATCAATGATAATTACTACACTGTAGTTATTTCTTTCTATGAATTACTTTCTCAAGAAGCTAGTTCATTGATGAATCCTATTGTAGTAGATTATTTATCTACTGCTACTGCAACTCAA